ATTTTTATAAATACAATAGTCAACGTTTGCAAGTCCATAATAAAGAATCATTAAAACAAGCCATACAATTATATTGTGAAAATCCAGAAACATGTTATAAAACCTACGGATTTTCGGCCTATTGGAATGTATCAAATATAACTAATATGAATTATATGTTTGCAGTTAGCAATTTTAATGGTGATATATCCAAATGGGATGTATCGAATGTAATAACTATGGAATATATGTTTTATGGAAGTCAATTTCATGGTGATATATCCAAATGGGGTGTATCGAATGTTATAAATATGTATTATATGTTTTATGGTAGTCAATTTAATGGTGACATATCCAAATGGGATGTATCGAATGTGATAAATATGAATGGTATGTTTTGTAAAAGTCAATTTAATGGTGACCTATCTAAATGGGATGTTTCAAATGTCACAAGTATGGTGAGTATGTTTAAAAGAAGTCAATTTAATGGTGACATATCCAAATGGAATGTATCTAACGTAAAAACAATGAATAGTATGTTTTGGAATAGTCAATTTAACAGAGATATATTAGAATGGAATGTATCCAATGTAGAAGATATGTCTTTAATGTTTTATGAAAGTCATTTCAATTGTGATATTTCTCAATGGAATGTATCGAATGTGGAAAGTATGTCTTTAATGTTTAAATATAGTCAATTTAATAGTGATATATCAAAATGGATTATATCTGAAGAGAAATACGATAGTCTTAGGTAGTCTATAACGTATATTACAAACTATTATGTAAAATTGATTTAATCATATTTTTTTATCATATATAATGTGGTTTGTATCTAAATTTTACGAAAGTTTGAAGGAAGAAGATGAAAAAGCAACACTACAAGATTGTTTCAATGAAAATCCATTATGTGAATATGTAAATGATTTCATAGAACTAAACATAACAAAAGAGAATTATTTAAAACTCGTCGAATTATGTGACTTTCTAATGGTGAATAACGTGGACGTGTTGGTGGATAAAATCGTAGAATCCTTCGGCGTCCAAGTCATTCATGAATTCGGTGATTTTTATAAATACAATAGTCAACGTTTGCAAGTCCATAATAAAGAATCATTGAAACAAACCATACAATTATATTGTGAAAATCCAGAAACATGTTATAAAATCTATGGATTTTCGGCCTATTGGAATGTATCGAGTATAACTAATATGAATTATATGTTTGCTGTTAGCAAATTTAATGGTGATATATCCAAATGGGATGTATCGAATGTAATAACTATGGAATATATGTTTTATGGAAGTCAATTTCATGGTGATATATCCAAATGGGATGTATCGAATGTGACAACTATGTATTCTATGTTTTCTGGAAGTCAGTATTCTACGTTTTCTGGAAGTCAATTTCGTGGTGATATCTCGCAATGGAATGTATCGAATGTGACACATATGGCTTCAATGTTTGAAAATAGCAATTTTAATGGTGATATATCCAAATGGGATGTATCGAATGTGGAAACTATGTATGATATGTTTTATGGAAGTCAATTTAACGATGACCTATCCAAATGGAATGTATCGAATGTTATAAATATGAGTTATATGTTTAATGGAAGTCAATTTAACGGTGATATATCGCAATGGGATGTATCTAAGGTACAAAATGTGGTTGGTATGTTTGATAATAGTCATTTTAACGGTGACCTATCCAAATGGAATGTATCGAATATGATAAATATGAGTTATATGTTTAATAGAAGTCATTTTAATGGTGATATATCACAATGGGACGTATCCAATGTGACAACTATGCTTTGTATGTTTTCTGGAAGTCAATTTAACGGTGACCTATCCAAATGGGATGTATCGAATGTTGAAACTATGAATACTATGTTTTCTGGAAGTGAATTTAATGGTGATCTATCTAAATGGGATGTATCCAAGGTTACAAATATGAATTCTATGTTCTATGAATGTCATTTTAATGGTGATATATCGCAATGGAATGTATCTAAGGCGACAACCGTGAAATCTATGTTTTATGGAAGTCATTTTAAAGGTGACTATCCAAATGGAATTATGTAAATTTGAAGAAATTTCATTATTATAAATATATTATGACAGATATTAAAAATGAGGATTCGAATTGTAGCGAATATACTTTAGCAACTGAGGGATATTTTATTAAAAATGACTGGGACGAATGGTTATATGAATGGAAGAAACACCATTATCATAATAAGATGATGGTTTATATAAATGGAAAAAAAGAAAAGGGAGAAGATATTCATATTGGTGCTCAAGAGATAAAAGACCACCAGAATTATGTATTAATGGATTCAGCAACATCTGAAATTTTTCTTAATAGAGAATCATTGAGACGTGAATGTGTCAATATCGCCAGAAATATGAGAAAAACATTCGAAAAAAATAAACGTGATTTAGAAGATTTTAAATACGATAAAGAATTAATTGGTCTAAAATATTCTAATATAAGAAAAAAAGTGAATTTTATCCAAATCACAGTTATATTCGCTTCAACCATAATAACTTTCTTAGAAACAATGAAAGATAAATTACAACTCACAGATAGTATTTATATGACAATATCACCTATTTTATTATCTACCTATATTGGATTAGCATTAGCATTATCAAGATTTTTTAAATTAGATGATCACAAAGAAGATTTGTGTAAATTAGACGAAGCTCAGTCGTTTGTAATTTCTGGTTTAAGACATAGAATGCGCGATATAGAATTGTTAAAACCAATATATTGTGACAAAAATATAGACACGAGAAGGAGCGGGTGGATGGGAGAGGAAATAGAGGAAATCAAGTTTGAGAAACTTGAGATAATGAATAATCATTTTAATATGATAAAAAGACGTATAGATGACCATTGTAAAGACGGTCTAGAAGAAATTATATCAAATTGTAAACAAAAATTTGATTTGGCAATGAATTTAACAGAAAAGGTATATTTTAAAAACAAACTTTTAAGAATACAAATAGACAAAATTATCGTAGAAGGCAATAAAGAGTTATTTAATAATGAAGAAAATAAAAACTTATTACGACTATATGAAAATAGAATAAAAAAGGAATCATGTTGTATATGGAAATATTTATTTTGCTATTGTTACGATTGTAAATATCATTACGTCAATAAAGATAAATCATTAAAAGTCATTAATAAATTAAGTTTGGAAATGATAAAAAAAAGGAAAGAATTCGATCAAAAACAAGATGTAGAAAGGGGAGGATATGACACAGATGAACATTCCGAACCAGATAATTATTTAGACCTCAAGGAAATGGAAAAAAAACATAGATTAAGACCAATCTCTTCAACATTAACTATTACTGAAGATAAATATGATAACGCATTCAAATCCTATAATACACCAAGTAATGGATTAATTTCTAATAAAATCAAAAATGCAGAATTATAGAATACGCTTATCAGATTTAACATATAAATAATCATCTCTATATTTTTTTATGGTAAATATACTCTTCATTTGAATGAATCAATAATACTTTTTTATTGGAATTCGATAAATTAAAAATCTATCTAAGTATTATGAAGCTATTAACATATAACAATAACACATATATTCAATACCTAATGAACCGTATGAAGCATCCTACTACACGAGATATAACCATTTTTAGGAATAGAAGTATTTATTTTTGAAATAAAGATTATTTGAATTGACTAAAACATAAAAGTATTATATACGAAAGTAGAAAAATATATATCCAATATAGTCCATCACTAAATGTCCATATGTATCCACTATCAAAATCGCCCACTATATATTTTGTTAGTATTGCAACAATAAGAGGAATCATTATATATTTTGGAAAATTTGATTTATTTTTAATGTTATCAAAAATTAAAGTAAAAACAACAATTGATATTGTCACAATAATAAATTGTTTCATTATAATATTATTTTATTATAATGAGAAACCATATTGTTCAATAAACTCTGTAACATAAATGTATATTAATAACTCAATATAGTATATGAATATACTACAAATTATATGCATTATTTTAATATTAATCCTAGTAATTTATTTAATTAATAAAAGAATCGAAAATTTTGATTCACCAGAAGATAAAAAAACCTACCTATATTTGTGAAGATTTATATAAAAAAAACTTAAATAAAAAATATGTAATCATAAAGAATTTAATTCCAAGTAATATTTGTAATCAAATCTTGAAAGAATCAAAAAATTACGCAAAAAATAATAAATGGACAAAAAATAGACATGTTAATTATCCTACAACTGATAATGAAATAACTAGTGAATGGTTCTCGTATAATTATATCAATAGTTTGATTTATAATATAATTTTTAAAAGAATATCCTCTATGTATAATGTGAATAAAAATACATTAGGTATAAATGAAATTTTTGTTGTAAAATATCAATATAATCTACAAAATTCTCTTAAATCTCATAAAGATGGAAGTGAATTTAGTTTTATAATAGCATTAAACGATAGTAAAGAATACGAGGGTGGTGGAACTTATTTTAATAACCTAAAGAAAAACATAAAATTAGAAAAAGGAGATTGTTTAGTATTTAGTGGACAAAATGAACATAGAGGAAGTAAAATACTAAAAGGTAATAGATATATAATTACTGGTTTTATAAATTATATGAAAGAAGATTTTTGTGAAAAATTTATTGATGAATTTTAAATGTTAAAAATTGAACTAATATACCCATTTTATAATTTTAAATGGGTATATTTTATTCAAAACAAAAAATTCCAAAGAATCTATCTGTAAAAAATGTAAAACCATTTATACCACCTGTTACAAAAGGAAGGGTGATTCAATGTTATGATGGCGATACAATCACCATAGCCGCTTATTTACATTTTAGAAAGAGTCCGTTATACAAATTTCATGTTCGAATATTTGGAATTGATTGCCCTGAAATAAGGGCATCTAATGCAAATGAAAAAAAAGTGGCGATCATTGCTAGAGACCTATTAGCAGAAAAAATAATGGATTCTATTGTTGAACTAAAAAATATATCTCTTGATAAATATGGAAGATTGCTTGCCGTCGTTTTCTTTAAAAATGAATCAATTGGTGATTGGTTACTTGAAAAAAATCTGGCAGTTTCGTATGATGGAGGTAAAAAAGACCCACCTGAAGATTGGTTAGATTATTATTACCATAAAGAAGTATAACTATTATATTTCAGATATTCCGTGACTTCCACTTTCTCTAAATCCTTGATTTGTAATCATTAATAATTCAATTTCTGTATTATGTAAATTTCTAAGTTCTTCACATCCAACATAAGAAAGTCCTGATTTAATACCACCTTCAATTTGGTGTATAATATCTTTTACTGGTCCTTTATATGTAACATAACCTTCTACACCTTCAGGTATCATTGTTTCAATATGTGAAGTGTCTTCTCCTAATTTAGAAGATTTATTATAATTTGACATAATGCCTGCCATACCTCTGATCTGTTTTACTTTTTTATTTAATTTTGTATAGACTTGACCTGGAGTTTCAGTAGTTCCACTTATCATCCCTCCCAACATAGATGCTTGTGCGCCAGCACATAATGCTTTAAAAATATTTCCAATTGTTCCATTGTGACCTCCATCCGCAATAATTGTTATATCTAATTTTCTCGCTTCTTCAGCACACTCCATAACAGCAGACAATTGTGGCGCACCACAACCGGTTTGTTTTCTAGTTATACATATACTTCCTGGTCCAATACCAACTTTAACACAATCTGCACCACATAATGCTAAATATTTTACACCCTCTCGTGTACATACATTTCCGGCAATGATTTGGACGTTAGGTATTTCTTTTTTTAGTTCAATAACTGCATTTCCACATAAAGAATGATGACCGTGGGCAACATCAATACATATAATATTACAACCAGATAAATGTAATGCCTTTGCTCTTTCAACAAAATCTTTATTTACTCCAACTGCTGCTCCAACAACTAGTTGAGAATTTTCATCAAGATTTGCTTTTGTTTTAAATTTTTCATTATTTCTTTGTAACATGTCTTTTAATGTAACTAATCCATATATTTTATCACCATTTAAAATAGGTATTTTCTGTATTTTTCTGGTAGACATATATTCAATAATTTCGTGAATTTCCATTTTTTTTAATGTATTTACATCTAATGTAATCATATTCTCTCTCTTAGTCATATATTTTCCAACACTATCTTCAATATCAAAATCTAAAGATCGAAAATAAATAAAATCCCGATTTGTAAATATACCACTAAAGACATTATTTTTTACAACCATAAAAGATTTTACCTTTTTAAAATGTATCAAATTTACAACATCACACATTTTAGTATCTTCTTCAATAGTATAGGGATTATATATTACATAATTTGTATATCTTTTTACTCTTTTTACCATTTCAACTTGTTGTTCAATTGAACAAAATCTGTGAATAATACCCAATCCTCCTAATTTTGCGATTTCAATTGCCATATCATCTTCAGTAATACTGTCCATATTAGATGAAATAATTGGAGTGTTCAGTTTAATTTTTTTTGTAAGAAAAGTTTTTAAACACACATTTTTACGACTTGAAACGTTAGAATATTTAGGTCGTATTAAAACGTCATCATATGTAAATGAGGGGGTAATTTTAGTAATCATACTATATAATTTGAAAATATCTTTAATATAATATAAACGATATTTTCAAATTATATAATGACTTCAAAATTGTCAAACGATGATATAATAAATGAAATGAATAAAAGATTTATTGTACCGTATATTTATACAAATGAATCATTTAAAAACTACTATAAAAACATAACTGGTGATCAAATAATAAATAAAGAAATCATAGAAGAAATAAAAGATATTTTAATACCGCAACAAAGACATAATATAGATGAAAATATAATATATATTACAGATAATTTTATAAAAAATAATTCTTATATTTGTGATTCGTGTGAAAATACTGTAGTAAAAACGTATTCAATTAAAAAAGGTTATTCCATAAATAAGTGTATTTTTTGTAAAAGTATGTGTTGTATAAAATGTTTAGAAACTCTAATAGAAGGAAGATGTATATTATGTTTATAATTAGGTTTCACCTAACTTAATATTTATACCATTTAACTTAATTTCTTTATCATCAGATTTAAGTTTTATAATTTCATCATATACGTTAACATAATTTTTTAATTCATATTCGGATAATTCTTCTCCTTTTAAATCATAATATTTCTCTTTATATTTGTATGGTAAATATTTGTCTTTGTCCTTCTCTTTATATGTGTAATATTTTCCATTGAAAGATAATGTTATTGTTTCATTATTAAGTTTACTATTATCAAATTTGTATTTTTGTTTATTTGTTGGTGACAATATAGATCTCTTACCGTATGTATATGTACCTTTATTTATTATTATTTTATCTTTATCACCACCGCCATTCATTTTTCTCGTCTTTTTATTCTTTTTATTCATTTTATTCATTTTATTCATTTTATTTTTATTTTTCGTCTTTTTATTCATATATAATATAAACATAATTCTATGATATATTGAATGAATAATCTTTTTATGTACTGGGTTGGAAAAAAATATAAACTAATTAAAATTTTAAATAATATTATAAAAATACATTCAAAAAGTGGTAATGGTTATACAATTCATATGATTAATAAAAAAAATATTGGGGATTATATTCAGGATATTCCAATATTTTTTGATACATTATCTCCACCACATCAAGCAGATATTGTAAGAGTATATGTAATAGAAAAATATGGTGGTATTTGGTTAGATTGTGACACGATCGTTCTAGGATCTCTTGATACTTTATTTGATATGATAGAGCATCAAGATGGATTTTTCATTAAAGAAAATAATGTAACATTATGCAATGGAGTTTTTGGTAGTAAAAAAAATACACAACTCATGATAGAATGGAAAACTCAAATAAATAGTATTTTATATAATAATAATGGCCAACTACGATGGGGAGAAATAGGTGGTAATTTATTAGAAAAAATGTATAAAAATAATAATAATTTATATTCAAAATATAATATTATTAATGGACTTGATACAGTTTATCCGGTAAACTGGAATGAATGTGTTCATGAATTTTTAGAAAAACCATATGATAATTATAAAACATTAAAGAGAGAATATCAACCCATTATAATATTAGTAAATAGTGTTTATAAATATTTAGAAAATAATCAAACAAAAAATATTATAAATGGTAATATGCCATTAAACTATTTTTTAAATCTATCGAATTAATTTGTTTTATTTATTTTTATTCTTAAATTATCTTTTGTCACAACTTCTCTATTTGAAAAAATATATTCGCATATTTCTTCAACATTTACACTCATTCTTTTAATTTTGAAATACTTTGTAAGACAATTCATAACATATTCTTTATTAATTGTCGTTTTTGTATTATTTTTTGTGTAAATAATCTTTGAATCTTTTAGATCAAAACAATCGATTTCATTCTTTTTCATTACACCAACAAGACTTTCTGTTAATACTTTTTTTCTTTGTCGAAGTTCTTTTGATTGGATAGATAACTTTTCAAGGGTAGAGTCAATTTCTTTCCATTCACTCAGAGCATTTACAATTGTTTCTTTCGACATTCTTATTAATTCATAAGATTTATTTTTATATTATTATACATTATCAATTAATACCTCTTTTGCTATAGATTTCATTATTTTATTATTAGATAACGCATTATCTAAATCTGTTATTTCTTTTACTAATCTACAATATTCTTCTTTCTCGCTTGTAGTATTTAATTTTTGTATCTTAAACTTTTTTGCAGCATCAATTTGTTTTGTGGATAAATCATGTATCGCCTTCTTTATATTTGGATTATCTGGATTTTCTACATCCCATATATTATTTTCTTTTACATAAAACATCTCATTATTTAAATGCATACAATGTATTGGACGCTGTTTCATTTCTAACTCTTGTAATCCTTTGATAAAAATATTGGATATTCCATTTACATAACCATTTTTTATTGTATGATTAATATCTTGATTATCAAATTTTAAACTTCCTATAAATTCACTTAAGTTTATAGCATCTTTATAATCAGTATTTAGAATCATTTTAATATTATATTCATTATGTATCGTAGGTTTATTCATATTTGGTATTAACTCTTTTAATAATTGTGTCATTTCTTCATTTTGATTAACCAATGTATCGACTTTTTTTTTTAAATCTTTTATATTATCCTCTTCTTCAAATTTACACTTTATTTTATGCCTTTTGTAACTTTGTATGTGCTTATAATTTTTTCCACATTCACAATTATATTTTTTGGGGTGCATATTTTTTTGAGCATTTTTGAGCATTATATGCTTTTTTGATTTACAGTGTTGTTTATACAATGACATTTTATCGCATCCATAACCACAATTCGAGCAAAAATGTTTAAAACTTGAAAATCCACTTTCCATCGTTATTATATAAATGCTCAAAAAAATATTCTATATTGATTTGTAAATTATTTTTTTCCACTTTTTTTTTGCCTCCATAGATTTCCTCCACGTTTTTAACGTTTTTTTTTTATTTTTCCTCCACGTCGAGGTAAAATTTTTTTTTTTTTCGTGTTTTGAAAGCCTCTCAGGATATCCATTTTTTTATTCATTTTTTTTTATTTTTCGTAAATTTACTTTCAAAATACAAATATTTTTATAAAAATTGTAAATAATATGAAAATATAATATTTTATTGTTAAAAACTGTTTCACAACAAATGTATCTTCATCTCTATATCCGCATTTATGATAGTAACTACGCACTCCTTCTCCTGTAATAACGACTGTTCCATCGCATCCGTGAATCCATGAAATCCATTCTGCATATTTTAATAATCTTTTTCCAATACCTTTGTGTTGTGTAGTATTATTTCTTTTTGATCCTACTGGAACAATATGATTGTAGACGTGCAACTCTCGAATTAGACCTTTCCCTTTTAAACATTTGTAATAAGGATTATGTGTTTTATCACATATTCTAACTCGAATAAATCCAAAAATTACATTTTCATCCATTGATTCACAAGATATGAAATATTCCGTTCCACTTTTTGTTTTATATGTTCTATGAATGTATTTCTTCTTTTTATTAATGTAATTTAGATGTCTTCCTATTTCTCTGCTACGAATTTCTTTTAGAATATGACCACTTTTTTTTATTTTATCTTCTAATAGTTGTCTTAAATTAGAATACTTATTCCCGGAAATAATATAATTCAATGGAATATCACGAACAACTCTCGGAAGACGAATATGGTATGGACATAATTTCATTCCATATTGAATAACATCATTCAATAGTTCGGGATCTTTTTCGCTATAGGGTTTATATTTTCCTGATTTATACCACTTTTCAATAACAGTGTATGGTGTTATCTCGCACGGATAAATTTTAATTTGGTCTGGACAAATTATATTAGAACCAAAAACTACATCAAACATTTTCTTATCCTTTTCTGGTGTTGAATAAGGTAAGTCTGGCATTAAATGAATATCAACTTTAAAACAATTATTTTTTAAAAGTTCAACTGCTTCACAAGATTGTTCAAATGTGTGTCCTCGGTTAATTTTTTTTAATAAATAATTATCACTATGTTGAACACCCATTTGGATACGAGTTATACCATTATTTCTAAAGAAACGAACCCATAACTCATCAACCGCGTCAGGTCTTGTTTCAATACATACACCAATAATTCTTACCTTTGTTGTCATATTAATTTTCATTTCACTCTTAATATCGAATTTATCTCTTTTTGGTATATCATCATAATATGTGTTTGCTGCATAATATAGATCTCGATTGAAATTCTCTAAATATTTCATAGGAAACTCAGTATATGTTCCACCCTCTATAATTAATTCTAATTTGTCTAATTCATGTCCTTGTACCATTAAACTATTTAAACGATCATTCATTTGAAGTATAGGATCCCAATTATTTCTAAATCCCCTTTGAACCGCAGGTTCTTTCTTCAGATAACTTCGTGGCATATCATATTCAGAACCGTTTTTTATCGTTTCATCAGGACAATAATAACAATTATGTTGACAAGATTCTCCAGTCCTCCCATCTGGTTCTGGTGATAATAATATAGCAAAACTATTCACACCAGACATATTTCTAGATGGATTCTTTTGAATAAATGTCCAGAATATATTATCATTTTCTATCAATTGTTCTTTTATCATTTTTTGATACACGTATACCAAATATACTTTGGATACTTTTAATCCTTTCATTCTTTTTGAAAGAGACGAAAGTTTTTTTTGAAATAAAATTTTAAAATTAATGTGATTTTTATTAATTTTAAAATAAGTATATAATTCTTGAACACAATCCTTATAACGATCAATATTTTTATGAATCTGTAAAAATTTTGAATCCCTCTCTTCAATAATCATTTCAATATCTTGGATCTTTTTATTTTGGCACGCCATAGGTTAAAACTATATATTTCATTATAAATGTATCAATTTATTATAAAATATTATTTTGTATTAACTTTCATAATGTTTGTTCCATTTCTTCTAAAGAAATCGGAGGAATGTCTAAAGTTGTATTGGAAGAAGGTAATTCAATATTTTGAATTGGATTATCGGATGTATCAGATTTTGTTGAAGAACTATCAGATTTTTTTGATTTTAATAATTTTTTGATTTTAGATGGATTTTTTGGTATTTCCATAAATTTATCTCGTATAGCACCTGATATTAAATTTGATTTCTCCATTAAAGTCATGTACGAACTATATGTCTTTTCTAAATATACTTGTCCATCTAATTGACGATTTTGTCTCTCTAGTAATAATGTTTTATTTATATTTACAGACAAAGAATAAAATGCCTTTGAACATTCATTTTCTTTTTCCATTGTATCTGTAATTCTTAGGAATAATTCTATTGAATTTAATATACTTACCAACAAAGCAAGACCACAAGTCAACGCACTAATATGATTTTGATCCAAGTATGAATTTAATCCTACACTAGAAACACTTCCAACTGAAGATAATATAATGGTTGGCAATCTAAAATATTTTACTACTTGTTTATAAAAAAAATATGATTGCTTATGTTGATTACTCATTTGAACTGAATTTATTCTTAATTTATCAAGAATAGATTCTATATCACTAGACCACGAAGACATATTATAATAAATTATTTTAATTATTCAGAAAATAAAAACTACTAAATAATGATTTAACTCATTTTTCTTAATAGTACGTTTAGGTTAAATTTCTTCTATTATTTTTCGCTGTCAGATTCAGATTCAGTTGAATCATCTTCGTCTTCTTTTTTTTTTTTTGCTTTTTCTGCTGCTGCTTTTGCTTTTGCTTTTGCTGCTGCTGCTTCTGCTGCTGTTGCTGCTGCTTCTGCTGCTGTTGCTGCTTTCTAATAATTCTTTTTCTATATCTTCTACTGTTGCTGCTTCTTCGTCTTTGTCTTCTGTTGCTGCTTCTTCGTCTTTGTCTTCTGTTGCTGCTAATTCTTCTAATGTTGCTGCTGCTGCTCCTGCTTGTGCTGCTCCTTCTGGTGTTGGTGGTTGTACTGCTTCTTTTGCTGCTGCTTTTGCTTTTGCTGCTGCTGCTTTTGCTTTTGCTGCTGCTGCTTCTGCTGCTGTTGCTGCTGCTTCTGCTGCTGTTGCTGCTGCT